TTAGTCCGGGCCATGACATCAGCCAGGCGACTCGCTGTGACCTTGCCGCAGCGCGCAGCAAACCATTCAGGGGTGCGTTGCTCCATCATTCAGCCTCCATCTCTGCGACATTGACAGGTTCGGCGTTGTCGACAGCAAGACTCATGTCATACATACGTCGCTTCTCAACTGCGCCGATCACCTGCTTCTCTTCAGCGCTCAGCGCCACCCAGAACTCCTGATACTTAACGGTTCCAAGGCGCGCGGCGGACTCACCTTTTGCGATCAGATCCGGGCGACGGCTATCTGATTCATGGCCCGCATGAACCTCTGCCGTTGTTCCTTCAATCACTCGCTCTGCCTCGTCCTGGTCGAAGATGCCAGCGAAACCAAAGGCCAGCCGCGCGCACTGGATAAGCGTCTTGTGGCGAAGCATGCGGGTAGGGTGGGACTGCCATGGCTGAGTGTTGCGTTTACACTCTCCCATGTACTCAGTGACAATGGTCGGGTGCTTACGGTCTTTGCGGTAAATCTTGCAGGTGCACGCGCCTTCTTCTTTGTCGTAAGAGAACTCCATGCCGTCGAACTGCGGATGTTCGTTGATAATGCGGGCCCATCCATCAACGCCGACGACCGGGACAATCCCGCCTTTATCTGGGAAGGCATAAATCTCTTTGGTCCATGGGTTCAGGCCGTATTGGTTGGCGACGATCAACAGAGCTGTAAATTGCTCGTCCGTGACGTTGCCACCTTTGAATGCTGTGTTCTTCAGCGTATTCATCAGGTCTGTACCGGCATCCATACCGAGGCGTGCGGCCAGTTTCCCGGCCATGGTGGAAAGTGCAGTACTCATTGTTAAATCCCTCAAAAATTAAAACGGGCAGCCGGTACGGTGTTCCCAGTCGTATTCCGCCTGGGCGTAAGCAACTGCCGAAATGAAATCGTTGTAGGCCTCGCCAGCTTTATCGCTGCGAAGTCCTTCGTATGGGCTGGAGTCAATCGGGATCGTGAAGTGGAAGAGGCCGGACGGCTCTTTTGGCATCATGTCGATGATTTTCTGTGCCCGGTCGTCGATCCACTTCTCTTTTTCGTCGGTGAGTTGCTGCTCAGCCCATCGCCGATCTTCGATGCGGTCGTAAGTTAGGTATGCGTTCATGGTTGCCTCAGTAATGAATTTTCGCGCAGGGGATCAGGTCATCTTTTAGAGCGGTAAGAACTTCGATAGCCTGTTCGCGGGTTAAGCTGGTATTGCTGGTGAGCGCGTTAACGATGTTGGTGCCGACCGTCTTGCGGTGCTTTACGTCAGCTTCGCGCTTTGCCTGTTCGTCTGCGATGCGCTTCTCTTCGGCTAGGCGTTTCTCTTCTGCCTGTTTTGCCTTGAGGCGCTCAGCTTCCACTGCCGCGGCTTTTTCGCGTTCCGCCCGGGCTTCTGCTTCCTGCTTCTCGCGAGCTGCACGCTGTTCCGCTTCGACGCGCTGGCGCTCCGCAGCTTCTGCACGTGCTTTCTCATCAGCTTCACGGCGTGCTGCGGCTTCAATCTCCGCTTTGTGCTTCGCTTCGGCATCGCGGCGGGCCTGTTCTGCCGCTTCGCGCTTAATGCGTTCTTCGTGCTCACGCTGAGCCTGTTCCGCCAGGCGGCGCTGCTCTTCGCGGTCACGGTCAAACTTTTCATTCATCAGCAGAGCCATTTCGTGGTCTGCTTCGATCTGCGCGGCGCGCTGGTCATCGAACATCTTGTTCATCACCAATGCTTCTTCGTGCATAGCGTTCCAGGCTTCTTCCACCCGGATTCGTTCCTGCTCAGCTTCCCATTCGGTTAGAGGACGGCGCACTTCATCCTTAAGCGCGTCCAGCCGCTCACGCACAATGCGGCGGCTTTCGTCGATCTGCTTAGGCAGGGCTTTAAGCTCAGCAACCAGATCCTTACCGGCGTTGTCGATGTAGGTTTTGGAACGGGCAACCTTATGCGCCATGGATGCGATAGCGTCACGGCCTTTGCGGGTCAACACATCCGGCACCAGGCTGCGAGCTTCTTTCTCGATCGCCTCAATAATCGGGTCGAGCTGCTCTTTGGTGGTGAATACCGCCATTGCGTTCTGTTTCTCAATGACGACTAAATCCGTTACTTCGCTCATGGTTTCTCCTGAAATTTGGATGTGCAGATACCGCCCGCAGAAAGCCAGGCCGATCGGTTGAATAGGGTGGTTGGTATCAGTGAACCATCGGCTCGCCGCGCTCATTCAGCAGCACAACGACGGAATCACTTTTGATGATGGTTTTTTCGAAGATGTTGAAGGCGTACAGGCCTTTCTCAACGTTCGCAGAGGCGCGATAAGTTTTGCCGTGGTGTTGCAGCATTGTGCCCGGTAAAACCTCGCTACGTGGCACTGATGCGGTGCCATAGTGCATTCCGATCATACCTTCACCTCAACCTGTTTCAGGAGGCCAGCGATATGCATCTGCTGGCGGTTAAGTACCAGCTTTTCACGCGGCGCCGATATCGACGTCAGCTGCCACTCGTTATCGTTGAGCTTTTTTGCGGTGTACTGCTTACCGTTGTGGGTGACAGTCATGATTCAGTCTCCAAGTGGCCGTTGCTGCGCAACCATGCGATAACGTCATCTGCATCAAGCCGATCAAGAATGTCGTCGATGTGACCTGCGGCCTCAGCCCAGTCGATGTAGTCATTAAGATCGATTTCCTGAAAGAGCGCTTTCCCTTCAATTTCAGAGACAAGATCAGAGAGCTCTACGCCGCGGACTTCTAAATTTACGTGGTCACGGTAACCACTTGTTGAAACATCAATACCTGTAGCTTTCACTTCAAAATCAATTGCCATGATTTCCTCTTGGCCTTATCGCGGCGAACGGAACTGTTAATACAAGACTTCAACGCATTTATTCAGTGTTTCAATGGGCGGTGGATGGCCGCCGGTTGTCATAACTAAGTCGCCTCGGTGAAGCGACTGAGGTATGAAAAAAGCCGCTGGTTAGGCGGCCTTGATGGTGATGTCATCTGAATCGAGTATTCCTGAAACGTCTACATGAGTTATCTTTATGCCCTCGCTGCCGTCCATTGGAGGCCAGCCTTCAACCCCTTCACCCTTCGACCAGTCGAACTCACTAACAACGCCGTAGGTGTTGTAGTTTTGGCTCAGCGCAATGAGCAGAGCCTCTTTTGCCAGCATGACCAGCACCGCATTCAAAACTGATCCTTGGCGCTCCAGTCGGTAATCGGCGTTCGACCAGAAATTGTTAATCTCATGCAGCTTTTCATCGGTCATTACGTCGTGGTCTATCTCAACCGTTAGCTCCGCCTTCCAGTCGTAGTCGACTGTGTATTTTTTAACGTTCCCCATCGCCTTACCCTCTGTCGTTACCCGCTGATGCGGGAGAAATGCTTTGGCGCTGGCTCCCCACAATGAAGCAGGGAAGGCCGTCGTCGCCTTGGTGAGCCATTACCTCACCAACTAGCTGATAACCGTCTGCCAGCCCAAAGCACTTCGCCACACTCTCGCAGTGGCCGCGCTCATGCCCTTGAGACTCCGTCGCTCATCGCCGCTCATAACCGGTGCGCGTCTGGCGTTCGCGCTGCTTTACCGGCATACCCTTTTCCTCGATTAACCCTCACCAGCGGTATGTCGCAGTTCGGACCTGCGTCTGGCTCTCATAGAGACTCGGGGCCACATCACTACTGCGGCTTGATTGCGCGGCCTGGCCGCTTTAGTGCTTCATTGGAATCACTCCTCTAAGTTGAATCAGCGCCAACTCCCTGCCAGTGTTGCCTGTTCTCACGCCGTTCTCGCTCTCGCGCGGGGATACTCTCTCACCGACCGGATCGCACCCGGTGATACAGCACGTTTCTCGTGTAAGGGTCTAAACAGGTCATTGACGCTGTAAATCTGCATGTTGTTAATGAGCAGGCTACTTGCTGTCCGCCGCTGGCTAACTTCGCTCAGCTGTCGATGTTTCGTTTCGATGGGTTAAAAATACTAGCGGTATTAATATATAGCAATACCGCCAGTATTAATAAATCTTTGATTAATACTAAGAGTATGAATTTGATGTGATTTTATTTTTGTAAATACCAGTGCTACGCTTAAAAAAACAGCAGGAGGGATGTGCATGGTTCTGGATGAAGAGCGTATAAGCATGAAAATTCAGGCGATGGGGCGGGCGGTGATGGAATTGTCACTGGCTGATTTACCCATGACCCAGCAAAACATCATCGACAAGCTGGAGCAGTACCGGAAGGAAACAGGAAACGTGATAGGGAAGGGAGTGAACAGGGATGCGGCGGAGTTGGTGCGGAAGGGTAAATAAAAACCCGGCGCAGTGGCCGGGTGGTGGTGAAAAATACTATTTGGCATCCACTATAAATAGCCTATTTATTTGCCCTTTTTTCACAGTGGCCTTTGCAGTTATTGTGAATATGGATGATATGTCGCCCTTCGTTGAGATATAGGCGCTAAGGGCATTGAGGTAGGGGTTGTTCTTTTTGCTTGCAGCAGGATCACTGATTTCAGAAGTTATTCTCTTCTTCGAATCATCTCCTTCAAGTATGATCTTTGCTGTCATATTCTGTGCGTCAAACTCCGTAAGGTAAGCTCGATACTCTCTTAATCCTACAACCTCATCATCTTCAAGCTTGTCTATCTGCTCTTTATCCGCCGCGTCCACCTTTAAAAGACACCCATCTTTGTTAGTGGAAATGCTGATTTGATCACATGTGTTTCCAATCGGAGAAACGGCCTGCCGAACTGCGGGGCGAAGTTCTACAGCCATCTTATCAATCACTGAGATTAACTTATCGATGGTTCCAGAGTCCTTGTTACCTAGCGCCTCTATGGCCTTTTCGAGAACCTGCTGTAGAGCTTTCATTTCATCTTTCTTGTTCGAATTTCTCGCAAATATATATTGAAGTATCGCACCCAGTATAGTTGCGGCGATCCCTGAGAACAACTGATTCTGAGTAACGAAATTTAGCGCAGCTTCTAAAGTGAAGCAATTTGCCCTTGCCTCTCTCGCATATACCTTAACGTCTTGATATGTGGATATTTTGCTGTATTTCTGAGTGGCTGAAAATGATGCTGCTGTAGATAAAACTTTAGAGAATCCCTTTAGAGACTCCCCAAGGCAATTGAGATCAATTTCATGGTTTTCAGCGTCCTTACCGTCATATCTTAGTGATATCTTTATATCTTGTAATACCCCGTCATCCATAACTGCATCCTCAATTCATTGTCATTTGATCGTTCAGTTCACTCATCGGCTAAACCAGCCGCATCTTCGTCTCTACAGCAACACCGATAATTCGACAGTTACCATTCACCGCTACCAATGGCCACTGTGGATTTAAACCCTTCAGGTACTTCTGCGCACCGTCGATCACTAACTTCTTAAATGTTGCCTCGTTCGAATCGGATAGCTTTGCTATTACCAGACTGCCGTTGATTGCCTCGCGCCCAGTATCGAAGAGGACAAAGGTTCCTTCTGGGATGCTAAGACCCGCCGGTGCTGTCATTGAGTCACCATCAACCTGCAGCCAGAACGCCTCCCCCTGAATGTGAGCATCTGATTCAAGCCAAAGGTCTATATCCTTTAGGGTGTACGGCTCAACCGCTTCACACCAGGCGCCCGCCTGAACTTTGCTAATCACCGGATATTTTGAGCCAGGTGAATAATGCCCTGCGAAAGAAGTATTTTCCGACGCCACCGAGCTCATATCAGAGATATCCTTCGCAAGTGACGGGCTGAAATCAGAGACACTAATCCCAAGAAGCCTCGCAAAGACCGATGCTACCGCTGTATTTAAAGCGTTCCTTCCATTGAGATAATGGCCAACGGCACCCTGGGATATGTCCAGCGCGTCCGCAATGGATTGCTGAGTAATACCCAGTTCTTTTTTCTTCGCTTCGTAAAGGGCTTTTAAACGCTTTGAATCAGCCACTTGAGCGGGGGTGAGGATCTTTTTCTTTTCCATTTTCAGATATTAATACCAAAGCTCATATTTTTAAAATACCGGCGGTATTGATTTATCTAATACTTGTGGTATTGTTTTTGTATTAACGGTAAGGAGCAACGCTAAACATGAAAATTTCACTCGCCGAGTATGTCGACGAAGTTGGCCAGGTAAAAGCAGCTGATGCCATTGGTGTCCATCAAACGGCAATTAGCAAAGCGATCAGGGTCGGCCGTCAGATTTTCATCAACAAGCTTCCTACTGGCGAGGTTAAGGCGGTCGAGTACCGCGAATTTCCTCACAGTAAGAAACAGGAACATCAGGAATAGCAAATGCATTCACTTGCGTATCAACAAGGTAACAAATTTTCGCCAACGGCGATGATTTACCAGAATCGCCGGGAACCTGAATCCGCGGCGTTAAACATCGATGGGATCCGCGCAGCTGTTCGCGCCTGGGCAGCTGATTGCCGCAGCCGTGAATTTGTTGCGGCGCTGATTGTGGAAGAGTGGCGGTCAACCGGCGGAACCGGTCTGGATATCCCGACTGACTCGCACCGTCAGATGCAGAAAGTGTTTCGCTGGATCGATGGCGACACAGAGTACGCCGCCAACAACATTCGCCAGCTGGCGCCGGCAATCATGTCCGTCCTGCCGCTGGAGTATCGAAACCGCCTGGCGCCACAGAACGACACGATGTCGCTGATCGCCTCTGCG